GTCACAAACTAATACCATGGCGGTATGGAATCCTACGTCTACTTGCTATTTCTGGTGTTTAGGGAGGGTTTTCGACCTCACCTCTGAGCGCGCGGCCACGTTAGGTTCGCTCACACTGGGGGTGTGAACTACATCCTCGTCCTCCGAGCTCGCGCCAGAAACATCCAGATGCTCAATTTTAGATTCTAGAGCTCGAATCAGCTTCTCCTCGGGAGTGAGGGGGCGGAATAATTCATACCTCAATGGTGGCGATGGTATCTGATAAACAAAGATATCCGCACTCGCATTTAAAGGCCATGTCCCTAAAAAGGTCAACGTGGCACCAAATGAAGGTTGATTCCCGACGGTAGATTGAATTCCAAATGTATAGGTATTCAATGCACTACTAACATTCATGCCGCCTATAAATTGGCTACTCGTCATCCCCACCTGATTTAATATCTGGTTAGCATTTATAAAAGTTCTATTAACAGAAGTCACGGTTCCACCTGCCGCGCCTATAATATTCATCTGCACCATAAAACTCATTCCAGTTGAATTTGGCAACTTGAAATTAATGCTATTGTATTCTGTCCCAGATATTGGAAAGTCCATTCCAATGTTGTCTATAACTTTCGTTGCTCCTCGAAAAGGGCTGGTTGGGGTTGTGAGGGTACAGGTATAGTGCGCATATAAATCTCCGATGTCTCCAAGAGATGTTGCGATAGGCTCATAAAGCTCGATATCATAAGTGCACCACAGTTCACCTAAAACTTGTCCAGATAGGGACTGCCCTCCCACCGCATAGCAGAATGTTCCGAGATCACAGAAACGAATATCTTGATTTACACCAAGAGCTCCACTTCGAACGTAGAGTTCGTTCTGTGGCAAATACTTTCGGGAACACTCAACACCATGTATAATGTCGACGGACGGTTTTCCACTCGTCGCGTACTCATGATTCTCCATCATGCGCTTATTTTGAAAAGCGGTTACAGGGTCAGTTGCAGAGTTGTAGAGTGTTGCTAAGCAAATGTATCCAAGCCCCACAGAGAGTGCATAATCGCTACTCAAAGTGCGGAACTCGAATGCCATACCTTTCACCCGATACAATTCGTAATTTCGTGCAATCTGACTACCCCAAGGAAATGTTGTCAATATGCCTGGATTCAGAGGCAATGTATACAACTTAAATGGGTCAGTAGTACTCAGGATATCCCCGATGTACTCTCTCCGCTGAATTGGGGTGCAATGACGGTCGGCGTGCATTATGGGCACCGACCCACCGTTCTTGCCATCTGTTGCTGCAGCTATGATAGAGTTTGACTCTAGCTCATAATCTCCCAGTCCCACTAGAGTTTTCACTCCAGCTCCTGCAAAAGATCCGGCCAGGCTGGCCGCCGTGTCCCACCATTTGGACTTGTCTTTCTTAACAGTCCTTTTCGCCCGCTTACTATTTTTCTCAATCTTTTCCAGACGATTAATAATCTGCTTGGCTTCATTGGTTGAAACACTCGGCTCATTATAATTGCCTCCTCCAAATGCGGCTACTCCACCAGGGTTTCCACTTCCGATGGGAGCTTCCCAGGCGGTTCTTGGTCTGGGGCCTTGATACCACATTGAGGGGCGCTTGTGAACAGGAGGCGGTCCTCCTCCTTGACGTCGGTTGCGTCTGCGTTTGTTATTAGATGCTCTCGCTTGCATCTTAAAATCCTCCATCCTCCTAAAAGATG